AATTAACTTCGATTGCACTTCATGATTCTGCAACTAATCAATATTGGGTATTGGTAATGGATAAAGCTGGTGACTTAATAGAAAAAAAGACTGATAAGTGTATAGTAATACCTTTTAGAACCGAAGAGGAAATGTTACTTAAATATTTGGAGTTATATGAGATGATAAATCCAACAATTGTTACAGGTTGGAACATTGACTACTTTGATACACCGATGTTATATAATAGAATCAAACGATTACTAGGCGAGAAAACTGCAAATAGATTATCACCAATTGGTGAGTGTTTTTGGTCTCCATATCGTAAAAGATTTTTTATGGCAGGTGTATCTTATTTAGATTACATATCACTTTATAAAAACTTTACATATACTCAACTTGCATCTTATAGATTGGATTCAGTTGCCCAAAAAGAACTAAATAGAAAGAAAATTGAATATGATGGAAACTTAGATATTCTTTTTAAAGAAGATATCGAAAAGTTTATTGAATATAACTTAGTGGATGTCGAGTTAGTAGTTGAATTTGATAAAAAACTACAATTCATTGATACTGCACGAGGTATCTGTCATGCAGGACACGTTCCTTATGAAGATTTTGTATATTCATCAAAATATCTAGAAGGTGCACTTTTGACTTATTTGAAAAGAAGAAATATCGTGGCACCAAACAAACCTGCCGATAGACAAGAGATGATGGAAGCTCTAAAAGAAGAAGGTGGCGGCAAGTTCATAGGTGCATATGTTAAGGCACCTATTGTTGGAAAGTATGAATGGATTTATGACTTGGATTTAACATCTCTATATCCATCTATTATTATGACTATAAACATCTCACCAGAAACAAAAGTTGGTAAGATTGAAAATTGGGATGCCCAAGAGTTCGTTAAAGATAAAAGAGACAGTTGGATAATAAATGGTGATACCATTACACAAGAAAATTTAAAAATATTTTTTGAAAAGAGCAAATTTTCAGTTGCATCAAATGGTGTATTATATCGTACTGACAAAGTTGGTTTAATACCTGATGTATTAGACTTATGGTTTTCTCAGAGGGTTGAGTTCAAAAATCAAATGAAGAAATATGGAAAAGAAGGAGATACAGCAAAATACGAATGGTACAAAAACCGTCAGTTGGTTCAGAAAATTTTACTTAACTCTTTATATGGTGTGCTTGGTCTTCCTGCCTTTCGGTTCTATGATATTGATAACGCTGCCGCTGTTACCACAACAGGACAGACAGTTATTAAATCAACTGCTGATATGGCTAACATCAAGTACAACAAGGAGCTTGGTACTCCTGATGCTGACTCTAATATATACATTGATACTGATTCGGTATTTTTCTCTGCAGTTCCTCTAATGGATAAAAGATACCCTAATTGGAAAAACGAAGAACAAGTTGTAATTGCTGGTTATGTAGATGATATTGCAGGTGAAATGCAAGACTACCTTAATGACTTCTATGATATTCTTTCAGAAAAGGTGTTTAATGTAGATAAAGATAAACATCGATTTGAAATTAAAAAAGAATACGTTTCAAAAGCAGGTATTTGGATTGCAAAGAAAAGATACGCACAATGGATTATTATGAACAATGGTGTACCTTGTGATGAATTAGATGTAAAAGGATTAGATGTAGTTAGGTCATCATATCCAGCAGCATTTAGAGAGTTTATGAGTAATGTACTTATTGAGATATTGAAAGGTGATACTGAGGAACAATTAACTGATAGAATACATGACTTTAAGAATAGTTTATCAACAATGCCAGTCATTAATATTGCAAAAGCAGGTGGTGTAAAGAATTTGTCAAAATACAAACCAAAGAAAAAAGACCAAACTGCAATGTTTCAGTTTATGAAAGGAACTCCTGCTCATGTCAAGGCTGCACTTACATATAATGAACTGATAAAACATCATAAACTACAAAATCAATATGAACCACTAAAAGGTGGTGATAAAATAAAATGGGTATATCTAAAACAAAACCCATATGGTTTAGGTGCAATTGGGTTCAATGGTTATAATGACCCTCCTCAAATTATGGAATTAATCAATACCTATATTGATTATGATAAAATCTTCGAAAGAGAACTTTTAGGTAAACTAGAAGACTTCTACGGAGCACTCGGTTGGGGTGAAGTTTTATCCTCAACAAAAACGGCTGAAAAGTTTTTCTCTTTTTAGTTGGATAATTAAAAATAAATTCGTATATTAGTAAACATTAAAATAAATATTAAAAGTAAATTATGGAAAAATCAAAATTTAATGGATTCGTTAGTAGATATAATCTCGGTGGTGAGGTAGAATCAGTAATGATTAAATCCGAAAAAACAAATATGTCAGTAAGAATGATTTCTGATGACAAAACACTATTAGGAGATGTAACTGTAAATGATACAGATTTTCCTGATGGAGAGTTTGGAATCTACACTACATCACAATTAAAGGGATTATTAGGTGTATTGGATAATACAATCAAAGTAGAAGAAGTAACTGGTGCATTAAAATTCTCAGACAATGGAACAAAAATGCAATATATGTTAGCTGCACCATCTGTTATACCAGCAGTACCTGACTTAAAAGCACTTCCTCCATTTAATGTAGATATTACACTAGATAACGAGTTTGTAAACAAATTCATTAAATCTAAGGGTGCACTAACTGATGCTGATACATTTACATTTGAATGTAAAGGTGGTAAGGGAGAAATTATACTAGGATATTCTTCAATTAACTCAAATAGAATTTCTATCTCAGTTGATTGTACTTGTGAAGGTGATGTAAGTCCAATTGCATTTTCTGGTAAATACTTAAAAGAAATTCTTACTGCAAATAGAGGTTCTTCTAGTTCATCACTAAAAATTTCTTCTGATGGTTTAGCACATCTAAACTTTGTTGAAGGAGATTATGTATCAAATTATTATCTCGTGGAAATTAAGTAATATGGTAAAAGAATATTCAGCAGAACAATTACAGGTAAATTACGACAAGTTCATAACTTTTATAAACAAGGTATTTAGTGGAGATAGGTTAGAAAAACTACTTCATATGTACTCGGAAACTGAATTAGGTACTGAACTTGCAATTGCCCCTGCAAGTGGTAAATTACATTTCCATTCTGCATATGTTGGTGGTTATATAGACCATGTTATGAATGTTTGTAAAAACTCATTTAGTGTTAAAAAACTATTCGCAGACCAAGGTGGTTTAATTAATTTTACAGATGAGGAATTATTCTTTGCAGCATTACATCATGATTTGGGTAAATTAGGTGATGGAGAAATTCCACATTATATTCCAGAAGAATCAGACTGGCATAGAAAAAACCAAAATTCTGTGTTTAAGTTAAATCCAGATATATACTATATGGATGTAACTGATAGAGCACTTTGGTTACTTAATCAATATGGTATTAAGTACTCACAAAACGAAATGTTGGCTATAAAAATGGCAGATGGTTTATATAATGAGGCAACTAAAAAGTACTTCATAAACTACAGCCAAGGTGGTGAATTAAAAACAGAATTACCTTACATTATTCATTGGGCAGACCATATGAGTTGTAGAGTTGAATCTGGTGAATATAAAACTTGGTCAGATAATTATAAATCAAAATAAGTATGAAGGTACATACAAGTAATAAAAAATCAGTAGAAGATATATTAAATAATACTGTTATCAAGGGCCCTTTTTGGGATTATACATTAAAATATGAATTGGACAATACCTATCTTAATTTTAATGACTTAATTGATGATGATTATTTTAATATGCCTGAGTTTAAGTGGTCTGATTGGTTACTTGAAAAGTATGTATTTGATGTTAAATTAAATAATCAAGAAGAACGAGATGTCTTTTTTAAGGCATTTGACCGTAAACCCACTATATTAAGTTATATTCATCATGAGTTGGATGACCATCCATTAAAAGAATATGAGTATGAATTTACTCATAAAATACAACCTAAATATCCAATTTATGTGATTACAAAGGGTAGGTGGGAAAAAACTCTAACCATTGATACGTTAGAAGAAATGGATATTGACTTTAATATTTGTGTAGAGCCTTCGGAGTATGATAATTATATATCAAATCCAAAGATAGACAAAAATAAAGTTATTAAATTACCAGAAAACTTTTCTGAAAGAAAGCAAGGTGGTATTCCTGTTAGAAATTTTGTTTGGCAACACTCTATTGATAATGGACATAAAAAACATTGGATTATAGATGATAATATTGATGGATTTTTCCGTTGGAATGAAAATATACAAAAGAGAGTAAAAGATGGTGTTGTATTTAGAGTTATGGAGGATTATAGTGATATGTTTAAAAATCTTGGATTAGTCTCATGTCAGTATGCATCATTTGTACCAGGTATTGATAATGGTAGAGGTGCTGTAATTAGAAACACACGAACTTACTCTTGTATATTAATTAACACGGAATTACTTGATACACGATTAGACGAGAGGTGGAGAGGTACATATAATGAAGACACCGATTTAACTCTCAGAGTTCTATCTACTGGTGATTTGTGCACTGCAAACTTCAACTCACTATTATCT